CCACTGGGCTTTGTGTTCCTTGTGGTAAATCATTTGTTGTTTTACCATCTGCAGGTTCATTACCGGCAATTTCAAACTTAACTTTGTTTAATTCTTTAAGAAAACTACCTTGACTGTATGCTTTACTGGCTTCTTCGCCGCAGGCACATTCGTCAGCTGAATATTCTTTATCTAATACTGCTTCACCTTTTTTAAATTCACGTACATCATTGCCTTCTAAATCCCAACGACGTTGTTCTTCTGGATGACTTGGTGATGTTACAACAATATTACTTTGAGAGATACCGGCACGTTGACTAACAATAGCAAGTAGCTGTGAATCGTTTACCGGATATGTAAGCACAACATCCATTAGATAAATTTGACAATTTACCATACTTGGAAAATCTATATCATTTGATTTAATTGGTAGACGTTTAGCTTTACTAAGACTTTGTAAGCCATAAGCATCAAGTGCCGTTTCTAATGCTGCTAATTTGTCCGCTGGATCAATGTTGGCAATTTTAATACGGAACTCATAGGTCTTTTGACTATCAGTTAAATGTTGCAGAAAATTCTTCATAGTTTTATATATCCTTACAGTTATTTATTCAAAATTGCTGTTTTAATCTGGCTTGCTTTTACCTAGTATCTGTGCTAACAGTGCATTTCTATCAAGAACTACGCCACCGCTACCATCTACTGCATCGAGCAATTTGTCACCGTCTGTCTTGCTGGCATCTTTGGCCGCTTGTTGATCTAACCGCATCTTTTTAAGTTGTAGGTCAATTGTACGTATCTTACGGTCAATTTTAGCCTGTTTAGCTGTAATGGCATGTCCTAGCAGTGTGCCCGCTGTTTGCAGTATTGTTCCGCTAAAACGTGCTTCTACGTTCATACCAAGCGACATCAAATCTTTAAAATTCTCAGTTGCCATAGCACTTAGTTCATCGAGCTCGTTATCGGTTGTATCTAAGTCATTAACAAAAGGAAGTGCAGCATCGATTTTATCAATTGCAAGATCTACTTCTATTAGACGGGCTGTATTCTCCTCGATTTGATCGACAATTTCTTGATTAGTTGTTGGAATATCGGGTAGATTAAAAAGTTCAGATAATTTAGATGTCATAGTGTAGTATTTAGTTTACATTGTGCCCCATGATATCTTAAATAATTTGATTTGCCTCCGATTATTTTATTACAATGTTCGCAAATAAACTTTGGCTTAGGAATCCCTAATTGCTTTAGACTACTACTTAACATAGCATCAGCTGATTGTTTACGCCCGTACATTGGATTATTTTTGCCTTGTTTTATTTTTGATTGTTTTAATTTAGTTTCTACGCTATGTGTTTTTCCTAACCAATGTAGTGAGGTTTTAGGAATGCCTGTATATGCAACGGATAATTGTGTTTTTATTAATTCATAAATTCTCGCAGTTGGCTTATATCTATCTCTATTATCGGCAAATGTCATTTGCCAAGAAGCATACGCCATGCCTCGTTTTGCTAGACCAGATGTCATCTTAGGCAATAATAAATGACAGATAAAATGTTCACGAGCCGTAAGTCTTACTAAATTATCAGATAAATTGCTTCCACCTAGAGATTTAGGAATGATATGATGTTTTTCTGTGTATACCGTTGATGATAAAATTCTTGACTTAGCAGTAGCAATAATGCTAAAATAACAGTTAGTATATTTGTTTATAATAAATGGCATATAATTAGTATAGTATATTTCAAGTAATAAGTCAATTTAGTTATCTCTTTACGTTGCGGTACAAATCAAACTCTGTAATTACTCTAAAGCGCATGCCATGTGCCTTCGCCCACTGATCTGCCATGGCCCACTTAGCCATATTCACTGCTACAGACAATTTGTCTTGATAGCTTTTGGCCGCCTCCATTGTTGTTTGTGTGCTTGGCTTGATTTCGATAAGTTCGGTATGACGTTGTTGGTTTACATCTAAGTAGACCACAAGAAAATCCGGAATGTATACTGTGTTCTTGCCAGTTACTGGGTTGCGGTACGGAATAGTAATTGCTTCACTTGCCCAGTTAATTACAGATGGGTTGTTGTCCGCAAATGCACAAAAAGTATATTCCCAACTTGATCTATATGTTGGCAGACGTTTACCGATATATTTCTCAGTGTTGATTATTTGATATTTGCCGTTTGCGTATTTTGCCATTATGCAAGGATAGATCGTGCTATGTATTTGTTTGGTTGTGGACTGTTACTAAGTCCTAATAGACTAGTGCCGACTCTATTTAAATTAAGAAACATTGTTAGGTATGCATTAAGTTCATTTTTATTTAATTTACGAAATTCATCAAGTATCGTTATCGGGTCAATACCCTGAGTTTGGGCTGTGTATATTACTGCGGCCGACAATGCTGTACCGCTTTCTTTATTACCTGTCACAGTTTGAAAGTATCCGACAATAGTATCATCAACATTTTGACTAATTGTATAATCAGGTTTAAAAAAATTATTAAAATAGGCGGTTGTACTATTTGTATTAATGTTTGATGGTAAATTTCCGGTTGTTGTCATGTTATTTCCTTTAATTCATGTTTCCCGAGGATCTTCTGACTCCAACTAATCCCGGTATAGAAGTAGTTGCTTTAGATAATCCTGTAGATATACTTGATATAGTTGGTACAAATACTGTACTCTGTGTATTTTGTCCACGCAATATATTCATTGCATCTTGTTTTAGTTCAGCAGTGGCTGCTGATTTAATATCTGTGTTCTTAACATTTCTACCCGTGCGCAATGCACCCAACGCAGCGGCGCCAAAGTTGCCAGAGGCTAAGTTAGTTATTACATCACCTGCACCTTGGACTATGCCGCCTTGTCCAAGTAAGCTGTTTGTACCGCCACCTAAACTTGTTAATGGGCTGGCTGTTTTATCATAATGAAGTTGCGCAAACCCTTGTACTTTGCCACTGGCAACAGGGCCGGCTTCATAATGTATTGCTTCGTATGCCACTGTCATACTATGTTCGATGGGACTGTAATCACCAGCTGTATGTTGACCATGGGCAAAACTTTGTATTGTTGGATTTATTAAAATATAGCTACTAAACGATTTTTGATGTAGACTATAAATTCGAATAGCGGTAATATAATTAGGTGCGTCGGTCCCGTTAGCCAATGGGCTAAATCCCCAATTTTGTGAAGTGCGTTTTTTATATTTAGATTCTTGTTTATATATCTGTTCTTGCTGTTCCCAATCTCTATAATAGTATTGATAATAGCCCTGCCAAAAATCACGTACTACGTTAGAACTATCATCGTGGAACGTAAGACTAACTGGATCATAGTTAATTCTTTCTTGGTGGATCATTTTTCTATTGTATGCGTTTAATATTTTATTTTGCACTGTAAATTTGGGCAAGGTAACTGTTTTTGCCATCATGCCAATTTCAGTATTATCACCAGGTTTTATATTTGGGTTAATATCAATAAACACATGGAACATCGTTCCAATTTTAGGACTAAGTCTATATAAGCCGTCAACAAAAGTCTTAGAGGCATGTTGCCAGTCTTTGATATTATCGCCTGTGCCTAATTGTGTTAATAATTGGTTAAAGAATCCAGATGCCATTTTTGCTATCCATTTATATTATTTATCGCCAAAAAAAAGCCCGGTAATAACCGAGCTTTTAAGTTGTTTCATTTACGGGTATTAACCAGTAATTGTGCTACCTAATGTTCTTGCTACAACACTACCAACACCTGTACCAACTGGAGTTTGGATAGCATTATCGTAACGGATTGTTAAGCCAATTGTCATTGGATCATTTGTGCCGTAGTTAGAATCACCATAGTCTGCACTCGACAAGTAGCAACCATACAATTCCCATGATTCAAGAATTGTTGGCTCACTTGCGCCGTTGCCGCCGTCTAAGGCTTCCCAACGTGTGACAAATTTATAGTCAATACCACTAGCAGCACTAGCTTGTTCCATAAAGTCAAATTGTTTTTGTAGTTGTTCACCAACACGTTTGCTAACTTCACCAGACGCATCATCACGTAGGTTGCAGGTTACTGCGGTCCACGTTGGTTTGCCTGCTAGATAGACTTTACTGTTGTACACTGGAATTAAAATTTCTTCAAATTCTAATGTAGGACGTTTAAAATCTATAACTTGTTTAGTTAACTCAGTACTTGGTTGACTAACACCAAAGTTTTCAAATGTTACGCGAAAGCGGAACTTTAATTTAGGCATTAACAAACCCTGTGCGCTGGCGCTTTGGTTTGTACTTAGCGGTACGGTAAACTTGCTTAATGATGATGTTGCCATCTTAGTATTCCTTTTATATATTTAGCTATTTTTTAGTCTATAACTGGGAGAGTTACCTCTCCCATTATATACATACTTAATTAAACACCTGCTGCAATGCCACCTGTATTTTTCAAGCGTACTGGAATGTAGATGAATTCAATTGCTTTAACTGGCTCAATTGCAATATCAACATACAATTCATTACGGTCAATACGATCCGGTGTGTTGTTAGTTGTATCACATACTACCAAGTAGTCATAGATACCACGTTTAGCAACTACATCATTAAGTACTGATTCAAATGCTTGTTTAACTTGGTTGCGTGTAATTGTATCGTTTGGTTCAAATATGAACGGACGAGCAACTTCATCTAATACTTTACGTAAGTAACATACTAAACGAGCAACGTTAATACGATCCATTGCACTAGTTGATGCTGCACGAGTTTTTTGACCATAGTTTACTAGACCAACACCCGGTAATACTGTTAATGGGTTAACTCTTTGTGTGTACAATACATCACGTAGACCAGCAGTAACACCGATGCTACGGAATGCATTACCATCAGTTACATCAACATAACCAATTGAGCTAACATTGTCAATTAAGCCACGACGTACACCAGCCGGTGCAAACCATGGATAGCTAACATTATCGCTACGAAGAATTGTACGCAACATCATATGGCTTGGTGGAACAACTACACTTTCGCCGCCTAAGTCTGTACCTAATCCGCTTGGGTAGAATACACCCAAATATTCACTTGAACTTACTAGACCGTTCATACCATTGTCTGATGCAAGATTTTGATTGCTTGCCCATGCTTCAATTTGTGTTGAAGCTGAATTTAATGTAAGTGGACTATCACCAATAATAAATGCAGTTTGTTTACGATCGTTATTTAAAGTAATCATGTTAGTGATTAGCTCTGGATAACCAGGAGCACAAATTAAGTTAAACTGTACTTGTTCTTCACGTAATGCAACGCTTGATTCAATTGCTGATTTCATAGCTTCAACAATAACATTGCGAACTGCTTTATGTCCGAAGTAAGGAACTAAGTTTTGATCAACTCCGCTATTGCTTACCCATGCACCAATTTCTGTCGGAGGGTTAGTCTCATCAGCAAAATATGTACTTTCAAAACGTTTAACACCGTAACCGCTACGACGTGTATTAAACAAAATTGTACCACGTGAGTACAGTTGAAACTCTGGTGCATCTGGATCTAAATAATTACTTGATGCTAAATCAACAATACTTGGAATAGCGTCAACAATTGGATCTGTACTATCATTAGTACTCCAACGTGCATCAGCAAACAATACACCATCGGCACTAACTTGATCGGTATTATCTAACAATTCCCACACCGCGCCAGTGTAACGATAAATTACTGGGTAATTTTCTAAATCACCCGTATCAATCCACAAGTCGCCTGGCACCAATTGAGCTCCGGCTACCTGGGTAGTTGGTTGTGATGCTGCTAATATCGGACCTGATGGATCGGTTGCGCTTAAATCATATCCACGTGCATCATTAACTACGTTTTTGTAACCTTTCCATCCATTACCGCCATCGTGAATCATAATATCAACTTCAACCGCTGAATTATAATACCATAATGTGCCATCAGCTGGGTTGCTAAAAGGCGCAGTAGTTGAATATGTATATGTTAATGGAGTAAACGGGCTGGCTAAGTAAACTGTGCCCGCTGTTATTACCTGCATATTACTATCGTTAATTAAACCTGCATCAGCTAACGGAGTACCTGATGTTTGTGTAAATTTAATAGTACCACCAGCAAGATGACTAATACTAATTGCACCAGCCGATGTAACTGATGCAACAATGTTTGGTAAGTTTGCAGCTAATATATCACCAACTAAACTTGCAGCTGTTGTACTGCTTAAATTAATAGTTGCAGATTGTGTAACAGTTGTTCCCGGTACACTAACTTCCATAATAAATGCATCATTCGCATCAAATACAATTGGACTTGTTGGTGTTGTACCTGTTATGTTTACTAAACCAGATACGTTTTTAACGTATAGTTTTGCAGTTACTAATTCAGCTGTAGTAGGAGTATTATCATATTGTACATATACTGTACCTACACCGAGTTGGCTACCGCCGCCTACTAAATCCAATCCCTGTATTGCCGCGGTATCGCTAGAATATAATGGTGCTGCTTGTACTACCCATGAATCTAATAGTGCGCTGTATTGTTTAATACCCCAGTTTGCTCCGTTACCTGTAGCTGATGTTTTAAGCCACACAGAACCAACTGGACGAGGAGTTTGATCACTTGTTCTCCAAGCTGGTGTATTTCGATATGTGTCAAATGCTACTGTTGGACCATTAAATGCAACTAAGTTAGCACTAGTAGATGAAAGTAATCCAAGTTTCACCGCGCAGTCTACTCCACCAATGGTTGATGTGCCACCTTTTTCAACTCGTAGTGTACCTGATGGTATTGATAGATTGCCGGTTTCTGCAGCCAAACTATTAATACGCAATTCAAGTTGGCCAGCAACGTTAACTGTTGCTGTAACATTTTTTCCGCTTAATGCAGTATTAATATCTGTCGCTGCAGACGATACTGTAGTGCCACTTAATGTAACATTAACATTGTTAATGCGCATTTTGTCACCAACTGTTAATGTAGCTCCGGTTGGAGTACCTACTAATGTCGGTACTGCAAGTTGCCATTCATCTGAGCCAACTAATGCCCAGGTGTTATCCCAACGTTTAAAGTAAATTGGGTTTGATGAGCTTACTGTGTTAACAGCATACGAACCGATTGCACCAACTGATGCTAAAGGTACTCCGCTAGTTAATTGTGCAGTGTCAGTGATTACTGTTGGTGTTTGTAATACAAATCCAAGTTCAGTCCATTCTGTAATACCCCAATTGGTACCACCTGTACTCACATCTAACCAATATGTACCGTCTGCTGCAGAACCCGTTGGGCGAATACTTGTACCAGCCAACTCAGATAAGTTAACATCAGCACGTTGAACGTATACTTGATTAGACACACCTAATGCACTGTATGCTGCAAGTAAACCATATTCATTTAATTCATGTGCATGAATAGGATTATCGCTAGAATCAACTTGAAAATTAACGCTACCAAAGCCAGTAACTAATTCACGTTGACTAGTAATTTTAATTAGTTTACCAGCATTTGCTTTAGTTGTATAAGTAGCAGTTGTGCCGGCTGGATTTAGTTTGTCTTGGTCTGTAGCCAATAATACATAAGCAACTGTACCAGTTGCGGTTGGTTGGTATTGGCTTTCGTCTATAACGGTAACCGATACACCTGGGGAAATTAATGATGCCATTTTTAGTATCCTTATATTATAATACTTTAAAATATTTATCAGTATTATCAAAATATAGTCTATTAAGGTGCCTTTGGCAAAGGTTTGCTATAAATACTGTATGGAATTTCGTCCTTTATGTCAGAGTTGTACTAGAAACCCCGCAGCAATTAACTATAAGCGTGGTGGTGTAACTCATTTTCGAACAAGGTGTAGCGGCTGTATTAGAAAGAATAGAAAATTAGCACCACAAAAACCGACTTGGATGCTTGCTGGGTATAAGAAAAAGCCGCATTGTGAAAAATGCGGCTTTAAGGCAAAGTATAAAGAACAACTCAGCGTGTATTATGTCGATGGCAATTTAAAAAATAATGCACCAATTAATTTAAGAACTATTTGCGCAAACTGTCAAATCACTATTGTTAAAGAAGGATTAGGCTGGACTCAGGGCGATCTCGTTCCTGATTTCTGATATAATTAACGACTCAGTATTAGCATACAGTTCTTCAATACTACCATCGTTAGTCACAGTAACATCAAACTTAGTACCAATCCACGCATACTCGCTTGGGTGAATGCCTAGATTATCTAGTTCGCTTTTACCTAGTGCCCATCCAATCTTCTTCATACCAGCATTTACAGTTTTAGCGGCATTATACCACTCAGGTTCGTTGCCGCGTTTAACACGTACTGTCTTACCGCCTAAGTTCTTAACCATTTTAAGTTCGTTTGGAAAGCGGCAATCTGAAATTACAATGTCTTCATTTGTTTTACGGAGTTTGTTTTCAAGACTTGCTATCCATATATCAGTGTGGAACCCTTGACGACATACTTCAGTGCCCCAGTTTTGTAATACCCAACGTGGAGTTAGATTCGGCATCTTTAAGCGTTTGGCCCACCACGGATCTACTCGTTCGCGCCAAGCTCTGCCTTCTGCACTGCGTCCTTCTAATAGTTCACGGTCCCAACCAAATACTGTTGCAACTGCATCTTTGAGTGTGCCAGCAAAGCTCTCACGTTTAAAGCCGTGCTCTGCTACTAGGTAATCTGCGATTGTGTCTTTGCCTGAACCGATGAAGCCTGTCACTGATATAATCATACTATTCCTTTCTGTATATAGTATATTATACTTTTTTTATTGCCAGGTGTCAATTATTGATTTAACCAGTTATCCAAGTTAAAGGGGTGCCGCCGTCGGCATAAGTTGATATTTCAGCATCAAGTTTATCTAGCAATGCCTGTCCTTCTGCTTTAAGTGCGGCACCATTTAAACTGCCACCGCCTTGTGGACCAGCAATAGTAGCAAATTTCTCACGTGCTTGACCTATACTCATCATCACCAATGCATAAGCATAGTCTTGTATCCACGGATATACCTGCGGATCGTTTAACAACATATTATCAGGTTTAACATTGTATACCCATAACGCAACACTTTCTACCGCAGTAGAGTTTGGTCCTTGCCAAGGTTGTTTGCGCAATACTGTTAATTTTTTAGTTGCTTTATTGAACGTAAAGTTCATGTAGCCACCAAACATAGTCATTGCTAGCTCTTGGTATTGTGTAAACAATTCGTAGTTAGCAAGTCCACCTACTCGTCCTGCCACTAACATATAAGTGTTTAAATATCCACTTGCAAATGGTTCAAATTGACTAGCTGTAGTACCTGTTACACTACCGATACCACGACGAAATATTTTTCTAACGTCCATAATCTCACGTGGTAATATGTATTCTTGTGTTTCTGGTTGTAAATCTAAGAACGCATAGCTTTCTTCTACTGCGTTTGAACTGCGTTGACGATAACGTATAAAGGCCTGCTTAATACCCATGTCGTAATGTTCTTTATCTGCTTCGACATCAACAATTTGATCACCTAATCGTAGACGAATGTAATCAATGATATCGTTGCGTTGTTGATTCTCTGGTATCAGCGGAGTTGCATCATAAGCAATATGCCCAGCACCTGTACCGGTAACTGGATTGTATAAACTGTCTGTAGTTAGACTGAGATTTGCGGTTAAATTACCTGTTGCTGTTGCCATGTGAAATCATCCTGTTTCGTATATTTAGCACTAACAGGATGACTTTTAATGTTTATGCTACTTTGAGTAAAATAGTATCAAGGTTGATACGTCCATTTAGTTTAATATCAGTTGCTTTGATATTGTCTAAGAACTTACGCAATTCAATCTTGCCCGCGGCTAAGAATTCTTTTAGCTGCACCTCTGGCTTACGTAAAGTTTTTTGTACGCTTGTAGACTCGTTAAAACCTGTTATAGCAGTACCTTTAACACCAAGTGCACCACCCATATCTTCTGCTATGTATTTGCCTAGTTTACGTGTCTTAATATTGTAGACCCAAAGCTCGGTGGCGCCTATGATGTCAACTGGGTTGATTGATACTAGTTTATTAGTAGTATCGTTTTTAGCATACTTGAGTTTAGCAATAAGTTTTTCTTTTTGCGGAGGCTTACGCACTGCCGCTTTCTTAGTTGCTTTCTTAACCTGTCCATACTGTGCAATGCCGTCAAACAATCGAGTATAGAAAGCATCATAACGTTTCCAGTCTGCCGCTTTCATATAGCTGTATGCTTCTTTTAAGTCTTCGTCGCTTGTTGACTTAGCTTCTGTAATTTCAGCATAACGACGTTCAAACACAGCCTGTATTTTACCTAGCATTGCCTGTGGTACGCCTTTACCACTTAGGTATTCGTATGCTTTAGGTTCTACAGTCTTACCTTCGTACAAACTATCTTCAAGTTCTTCGAAGTGCAAGATATGAGTTTTCATAATCTCATTCATACGGTCCTGAATAGTAGGCACCTTAACTGCTGGTTTGGTTTTATCTGTTATTTCTTCAAGTACCTTAACATCGTTATCATCCAATGCTAATGCTTTAGTTACGGCACCAATAATGTACTTGATTTCACGTTCACGCAATGGCATACCCTTACTGTGTGCTTTAATCAGCGCAGGCGCAGTTAACGGAGTGTAACCGTCTGTGCTTTTAGCAAAACGTGTAATAGTTACAGCATCTAGTTTATGAGCAACGCCTGCTGTCTGTTTTAACCACTCGACCAAATACTTTTTAAGCTCTTTGCTAGAATAGAAATAGTTGTAATAGCGCAAGCTCTTGCGCATCTCGTGATCAAACTCTTCATCTGTAAACTTTAACGCACGTTCGGTATCCCAAACTGGCTCACTACCAACAGCTTTCTCATCTGCAAAAATTGGATCACGTGTTGCTGTCTTAGCTTTTTTCTTTGCTCCGTCAATTTTAATAGCCATCTGTTCTTCCTTGTTAATAGTTTATATATAGCATTATACAGCCATTTGTTGTATTTGTCAAGCTCATCCTGCCAGTAGAACTGCAAACGTTATCATACGTTCATAGTTTGCTATCTCTTCATTGACTTTGTCAACTAATTCTTTATGTAGTCTAGTCTGCTTTTGGTGTCTACGACAATTGATTTCTTCTTTACTTATATCTTTAACCATTAGTCCAATATTATGACTGATGTTCCACATTTCGTGCGTGTACTTTTTCATTTTATGTAATGGCGCTTCTAATGCAGTCTGCACTTCTGGCCAATCTAAACTTGATTGTATTTCATTCATAAAGCAAGTATAGCATCTATTTGCAGCTATGTCAATCTAAGCTAAATATTAGATATACAGGACTATGTAATGCCAAGATTAAGCATGTACCGCCCAAATAAGGGAAATGATTATAAATTCTTCGACCGCAGAATCAGTGAGATGTTTACTGTTGGCGGCGTTGATATTAATATTCACAAGTATCTTGGTCCAATCGAACAAGGCACCAGCATTACTACTTCGGCAGCGCAGGGTTCGCCTGGCACCCAATTAGTATTTGCTAATACATCGGCTGTAACCCGTGGTATGTTTGTTGCGGGTACTAATATTCCTGCTGGCGCAACAGTCATTGCAAAGACTAGCACAACTATTACATTATCAGCAAGCACCACAGCTATTGTTGGGTCTGGTGCAACCATTGCCGTCTATCCTGATGCAACACAGCCTAGTTATGCTAATGAAAGTGTGAAAAATATACAAGACCTATTGTTTTTAGAAAATAGAGATCGTAAGTACGACACTAGTGTCTACACTATGCGCAGTGTTTATCGCATGAACGACAATGATTTTGACCTAAGTCAGTTTGGTTTGTTCTTAACTGGAGATACTATGTTTATGGTATTTCATTTGAACGATATGGTTGAAACACTAGGTCGTAAGATTATGGTAGGCGACGTAATGGAACTACCACATTTAAAAGACTTTTATCCATTAGACGATGATTTACCCAGTGCGCTAAAACGTTATTACGTTGTGCAAGATGCTACACGTGCGGCAGAAGGATTTAGTCAAACATGGTATCCGCATTTATGGCGTGTTAAAGTTGCTCCGCTGGTCGATAGTCAAGAATACAAAGACATTACACAAAACATCAGCAGTGGCGATGATAACAATACACCAATTGGTGATTTATTAAGCACCTACGACAAGTATACTGCGGTTAACGATGCTATTATTGCTCGGGCAGAAGCCGAAGTGCCACTAAGTGGATATGACACTAGTACCATTTATACCTTGCCAGTTGATACTAATAATTTACCAAATGTAGCTATTACATCTACTGCTAAAGTACAAGGATACTTAACAAGTACAGGTTTGCCGCCAAACGGATTGGCGGTTAGTGCAGGAATTGCGTTTCCGTCTACTCCAGCCGTTGGCGATTACTACCTACGCTTAGATTATGTTCCTAACAGACTATTCCGGTACGATTCTAAACGTTGGATTAAAATTGAGGATTCTGTACGCACTAACCTAACACCGGGATTAGATAATACAACTCAACGTAGTGGTTTTGTTAATAATATAAATGCCACATATAGTGGCGGACTTGGTTGGGACGCAATTCGTGTTGCTACCTCTTACACTCCGGCGGGCAACGCAAAAACATTATCATTTAATATGTCAACTAAGACAGTTGTAACAAAAATTGCGTATGTTAGCACACATGGCGTAAAAACTACATTAAATGGCACACATATTACCAATACTGTAGCAAATACTGCTGGAAATGTGTCATTTACTCTCACAAATACCTTAGCAACTAACGATATGCTAGAATATACAGTTTACAGCAAAGTAACACCAGAACGTCAGGGTTTATCTGACATACTTTCACCTTTGGCGGATAATTAATGAGTAGTCAATTCTTTTACGATGGTCAGATCGAACGCTTTGTAGTACAATTCATTAGAATAATGAGTGGCTACGAAGTTGAGTTTGGACAGGATCGCACAGGCAGTAAAACTCTACAACGTGTGCCAGTTTACTATGCAGATGGTAGCAAACAAGTTGCGGCTATTTTAGCCAACAACAGTGAAAACGCTATGCAGACTGTGCCAGCAATGGCTGTGTATATTAGTGGATTAACCTACGACAGAGACCGTGTACAAAGCCCTACTTATGTTAATAACATGAGTATACGTCAACGTAAATATGATGAAACTACCGATACCTACGAACAAACGCAAGGCAATGCATTTACCATTGAACGTATAATGCCTGTGCCCTACACATTAGAATTAAAATTAGATATATGGACCAGTAATACAAAACAAAAATTACAGTTAGTTGAACAGATATTGCCTTTATTTAATCCTGGGTTAGAAATACAAAGTACAGACAATTATATCGACTGGACAAGTTTAAGTGTCATTTATTTAGATAGTCCTAATTGGTCAAGTCGTTCAGTGCCTGTGGGTACTGAAAATCCAGTTGATGTTGCCACCCTTACATTTAAATTGCCGATTTGGATTAGTCCACCCGCTAAAGTTAAAAAACTTGGTGTTATACAAAAGATTATTGCCGGTATACACGATGCACAGGGTGATTTAAATTCTGCCGCCTACACCGAAGCTAATCTAATGGGTACTCGTATGTATTATACTCCTATGGATTATGGTGTGTTACTGTTAAGAAGTGGTGGTAACTCTTACACATTAACATTATTGAAAGTAAGCGAAATTGAAGATCCACGCGAGCCCACGTTAAGTACTCCTACTAAAATTGGTACACGTGATAACTGGCATAATTTAGTTAATGTATATGGCGCATTAGTTGATGGTATCAGTCAAGTTAGATTATTAGCAGATGATGGCGAATCAGAGATTGTTGGTACTGTTACCTATCACCCAACAGATGATAGTTTGTTAATTTTTAATGCAGATATTGATACCTATCCTGCAAACACATTAGCTGCAATTGATGCTATTGTTGACCCACGTAAGAATACTGCGGTAGCGTTAGCACAAGGTGCTGTTAATGGTACACGTTATTTAATATTAAATTCAATTGGCAGCAGTGCTAATGGTGCGTTAGAAGGCCCGAGTGCATGGCGCGGGTCAGATGATGCAGATTTAATAGCAAACGCAAATGACATTATTGAATTCAATGGCACGCACTGGACTGTTGTATTTGACAGTTCGGCTGCGACTGTGTTACAATACGTGTCAAATTTGAATACCGGAACACAATATAAATGGAATCTTAATCAATGGGTTAAATCCTTTGAGGGAGAATATAAAAATGGACTCTGGACATTAGTTCTTTAGTTGACATTTATCAGTTAGTGTAGTATAATAGTTAATATGTTAACTAAAATAAAAGAATCAGTATCAAATAAATCAATTGAAGGTGTTGGCACGTTCATTTATTGTGTCGTAACACATCGATATCTTTTTTTATTACGTAATGCAAGTAAGTATTCTGGTACGTGGGGATTAGCCGGCGGTAAGATCGACAACGGCGAACAGTTACTTGAATCATTACATCGAGAGCTTGCAGAAGAATTAGGTGTAGATTTTTCCTCTGCTAGAGTAATACCTATCGAAAAATTCACCAGTGACAAAAACAATTTCTCTTATCATACATTTTTACTACCTGTCAACGAAGAATTTGTTCCTGAGTTAAATCATGAGCATAGAGGATATTGTTGGGTTGAATTGGGTGATTATCCTAAACCCCTACACCCCGGAGTTTGGCGTACAGTTAATTTTAAAGAAGTTATTGCTAAGATTAAAACACTAGAATCTATATTATAGCCACAAAAAAAGCACCGCAAGGTGCTTTTTTATTACTACTGTATTATAGATTTGCTTCTATTACAAATTGTCTAAATGATATCTGACGGAAATTTACTAATGCTTTCCATTCGTCTGGCATCGTTACTCTTCCTGCTTTAGTTACCCACACAAAATCAACATCATTATATGTATTAATTAACATTGCACGATCTGCTACCCACTTTTGAGACGATGATTCACTTCTAGTTTCTCCGTATCCAGCAGTATCTGCATAAACATTATAATTATAGCCCGGAGTATCTTGATTATCAAACCCTAATAGGAATATTTTTTTATGTCCATCAAATGCCGCAATATATGCCGCTGTAGTACCTGCATCAGTATACGGATCTCGTGGTATTAAATAGAATTTATTTGGATATTCAAGTAAGTGAATCGCACTTGTATATACAATATTATCTGTAGGATAATTTTTACCCGCCAGTTCTGCAATAATACCATTACCACGTGCTACTAAAAAGTCCGGAGTATAATCTCTATAAAGTGCATTACAGCCATATGTTTGTACTGTATCTGCACCCAATAGTCCGCCTCTGTGCTCAAAAATTGCTCGCATATCGAAGTCTAGTCTAGACGGGCCGTTGCCAATGACAACAGCCTGATTAGATATTTGGGTATTAGTAACAGCGTTTGGCAGATGTTCCGTTGTATCGTGCCAAACACCGTCTGTATAATTACGCTCTACTACAATATCTTCGCCGGTATAATCTGCTCTGTATAACTTATTAATTTTTAACATTAATTACACCTTAATATATGATACGCTAAGTTTTACTGCATTACCTGCTGCAACACCTGTGTAGCTTAATTCAACGTTAGCACCATTTACTGCTACAGATACTGTGCCCAATGCAGCGGCTCCTGTGTACATAGTTGCATATTGTGTGCGTGTTGCTGTTGTACCGTTGTGTATTACTAATACTTCGGTAGTTTCAAATTCAGTTCCGCCACTGTTTGATATTGATAATACGTATTTTGCTGAACGATATGTCGCTTTAGCAAAACTATCAATGACTACAGCACTAGTACCTACGGTAACTGCTGTTTGATCATATATAATTTTAGTACCGTTTGTGTATGTTACAGATTGTGCATTAACGGTTACATGATCACTAGATGAATCACCAATATTAATATTGCCAGCAGTATCACCTAATACAGTTAAACTACCTTTGATTATTACATCATTTTCAAATGTAGCTAGTCCGTCGTTGTCTATACTGAATTTTTTAGTTGTTACACTAGCTCCTGTATAAATTTGTGCTTCGGTATTAGTTGTAATAAATTGTACTAATCCGTTGGCACTAGTAAGTGCTGATACTACAGATGTAGTTGCTAATAAACGTACATCAATTACGTCGCCTAATGCCGGTGCTTCGGTAAATGTTAATACATCTAAGCTAACATCATATGCAAGTGCTGGTATCTGTATTACACCGTTGATACTAACAATAGTTGCAGCTGTAGTTGATTCATCTTGTAGCGTAAATGTTGTGTTAACGCCGTTAACGTTACCATACGGATTGCCTGTTGCATCAGAAAATTGTCTATCACTAATTACAGTAAATACAGAACCTGCTGTTTGCCATATAGAACCATCAAAGAACTCTAAGTTATTAATGGAATTATTAAATCGTACCATGCCGCCGACATCAACGTTACCACTGTTACTTGGACGTTGTGCAGTTGACCCAACTGGTAGCAACATTGTATCAGTTGCATCAATTTTTAATGTTACACCACCTTGTACAGTTGTATTACCACCACTACCTTGATAATGCCCACCACCTATAATAACTGAATCTGCATTGCTGTTTGCATAAATTAATGCAGTTGAGTTTTTACCTTTAACTACAAAGTTTTCTGCGCTTTGTGCATTATTAATTGTAGCGCCGTTGGCTACATATATATTTGTAGCAAACCCTGCGCCACCTGAAACTTGCAGTGCACCAGTTGTTGTTGATGTTGCTGCTGTAGTTGCCGAAATAGTTGCATTGCCTACTATGTTAGTTGTTGCATTGCGGATATTTGTTGTACCAGTAGTAGCACCTAAGTTGAATGTAGTTGCAGAACCACCAACATTTAATGTTGTTACGTTTACGTTTGCAATATCAAGTGTTGTTTGTCCACTGTAAATTGTAGTTGCGTTTGGTAGGTACACGTTTGCATTACGTATATTAAATGTACCTGTTGCGGCACCTGTTACTACAGAAGTAGCAGCACCTGCAAAGTTCATCGTTGTTGCTACAGTATTATATAATGCTTGCGTTGCTTGTTGTCCAACTACAGTTGGGTTGTTGATAGTAATAGTACCGCTACCAGCACCAATATTTGCTGTAGTTGCTGATGTAAATGCACTTACTGTTGTTGCGTTTTGTGTTAACAAGCTAACTGTTGTTTGCGCACCATCAATAGTTGTTGCATTTGGTACCCATACATTTGCATTATTAGCAGTAAGTATACCAGTTGCAGCACCTATGTTAAGTGCAGTAGCAGCACCTGCAAAGTTCATTGTAGTTGCTACTGAATTGTACAATGCTTGCGTTGCTTGTTGACCAACTAATGTTGGGTTGTTGATAGTAATAGTACCACTACCAGCACCAATATTTGCCGTAGTTGCTGATGTAAATGCACTTACAGTTGTTGCGTTTTGTGTTAATAGTGAAACTGTTGTTTGTGCACCATCAATAGTTGTTGCATTTGGTACCCATACGTTTGCATTATTAGCAGTAAGTGTACCAGTTGCAGCACCAATATTAAGTGCAGTAGCAGCACCAAATGCATTTACTGTTGTAGCATTTACATTTAATAATGCAACAGTAGTTTGTGCACCACCAATAGTTGTTGCATTTGGTACCCATACGTTTGCATTATTAGCAGTAAGTGTACCAGTTGCAGCACCAATATTAAGTGCAGTAGCAGCACCACCTAAGTTTAATGTTGTTGCAGTTGTGTTATATAAATCTTGTGATGCTTGCGTACCAACTACAGTTGGATTGCCAATAGTAATTGTACCACTGTTTGCACCAACTGCGATTGTAGTTGCAGCACCACCTAAGTTTAACGTAGTGGCAGTTGTATTATATAATGCTTGCGTTGTTTGCGTACCGACTACAGTCGGGTTATTAATAGTTAACGTACCACTTGTAGCACCAAACTCTAAGTCAGTTGCAGCTTTAAATGCATCTACAGTAGTTGCGTTTGTATTAAACACCGTAGCAGTAGCACTTGTAGTAGTAATGTCACCACCATTAACAGCTAAATCACCAGTTAACGTAACATCACCAGTAATACCCAATGTTCCTCCAACTGTTGCATTACCAATAATATTAGTAGTTGCATTGCGGATATTTGCTACACCTGTAGTAGCACCAAGTATCATTGTAGACGCAGCACCAAATGCGTTTACAGTAGTTGCAGTTGTATTGTAAACATTTTGTGTTGTTTGTGTACCAACTAATGTTGGGTTACCAATAGTAATTGTACCACTATTAGCACCTGCGTTAATTGCAGTAGCAGCACCTGCAAAGTTAACCGTTGTTGCTGTTGCATTTAGTAAATCAAATGTACTAGCCGATGTAGTTGCTGCGCCACCGTTAACAGCTAAGTTAGCAGTTAATGTAGTATCACCAGTTACACCAAGTGTTGTACTAAATTGTGCAGATGTACCGATTAAATGTTTATTTAAATTCCAACTAGTTGTTGCGTGTGTGTAAAGTATTGTTGCACCAGCACCATCAACTGTTAGTCCAGCGCCGTTTGCCGCTGCAGAATCTACAGCACCTTTAGCTACTGTAATATTTAAATCTTCAACATCTAATGTCGCTGTATTAAGAGTTGTTACATTACCGTTAACTGTTAAATCACCAGTAACTACAACATTACCACCAACATTTAAGTTTTTAGCAACACCAACGCCGCCTAATAATACCAATGCTCCAGATGTAGTATTTGTACTTTCTGTTGTTGCACTAATATTTAAATTACCAGTTGTTATTAAGTTATTTTGTACAGTAGTATTGCCTGTTGATGCGCCAACGTTAAGTGCAGTAGCAGCACCAAATGCGTTTACTGTTGTTGCTACTGTATTATAAACAGCTTGCGTTGTTTGTGTACCAACTAAAGTTGGGTTGTTAATTGTTATTGTACCACTTGTAGCACCTACATCAATTGCAGTAGCAGCTCTAGCAAAGTTAACTGTTGTAGCGGTTGCATCAATTAAATTAAATGTGCCAGCAGATGTAGTTAAATCACCACCGTTAACTGCTAAATCACCAGCTAATGTAACATCACCAGTTAAACCAAGAGTTCCGCCAACAGTTGCATTACCAATAATGTTAGTAGTTGCATTGCGGATATTTGCTACGCCAGTAGTTGCACCTAATATCATTGTAGATGCAGCACCAAATGCGTTTACAGTAGTTGCAGTTGTATTGTAAACATTTTGTGTTGTTTGTGTACCAACTAATTCTGGGTTGTTAATTGTTATTGTACCACTCGTAGCACCCACATCAATTGCAGTTGCTGCACCAGCAAAATTAACTGTTGTGGCATTTGCATCTATTAAATTAAATGTGCCAGCAGATGTAGTTAAATCACCACCGTTAACTGCTAAATCATCTGTTAATGTTGCTACTCCAGTTACAGCTAATGTACCACCAACTGTAGCATTTCCGATAACATTAGTAGTTGCGTTGCGGATATTTGCTACACCAGTAGTTGCACCAACTATAAGTGTTGTTGCAGCGCCAAATGCATCAACAGTAGTTGCTACGGTATTATAAACAGCTTGCGTTGTTTGTGTACCAACTAATGTTGGGTTATTAATAGTTAATGTACCTGTTGTAGCACCAAACTCTAAATCAGTTGCAGCTTTAAATGCATCTACAGTAGTTGCGTTTGTATTAAACACTGTAGCAGTAGCACTTGTAGTAGTAATGTCACCGCCATTAACTGCTAAATCACCAGTTAGTGTTGTGTCACCGCCAACTGTTGCATTACCAATAATGTTAGTAGTTGCATTGCGGATATTTGCTACGCCAGTAGTTGCACCAACTATAAGTGTTGTTGCAGCACCTGCAAAGTTCATTGTAGTTGCGGCTGTATTATACAAGTTTTGTGTTGATTGCGTACCAACTAATGTTGGATTATTAATTGTTGCTGTACCTGATGTTGCACCAACATTTAATGTTGTTGCAGCACCTGCAAAGTTCATAGTAGTTGCGTTTGTGTTGTATAATGCTTGCGTTGCTTGTTGTCCAACTACAGTTGGGTTGTTAATTGTAAATGTACCTGTTCCTGCGCCAACGTTTGCTGTAGTTGCTGATGTAAATGCACTTACAGTTGTTGCGTTTTGTGTTAGCAATGATACAGTAGTTTGCGCACCGTCGATTGTAGTTGCATTTGGAACCCATACATTTGCATTATTAGCAGTAAGTATACCAGTTGCAGCACCAATATTAAGTGCAGTAGCAGCACCTGCAAAGTTCATTGTAGTTGCGTTTGTATTATACAATGCTTGCGTTGCTTGTTGCCCAACTACTGTCGGGTTGTTAATTGTAAATGTACCTGTTCCGGCACCAACGTTTGCTGTTGTAACTGCTCCGCCGAAGTTTAATGTAGTTACTGTAGAATTTAATAAATCAAACGTTGCAGTGTTCGCAGTTAATGCGCCGCCACCAATTAATAAATTACCGCTTAATGTACCGTACCATGCGCTAATATTACCAGTAACATTTAAATTACCTAGTGTCGACGTAGCAGCTACAGTTAAGTTACCAACTTTTAAGTTAGCATAACCACTGTTGTTAATTGCACCGTAAGTAGTACCAGTGTCCGATGTGTATGTAAGTTCAAACTGTTTGTTTGATTCTTTCCATATAAATGCTGTAGTAGTTTGGTCGCCACGATTAATCAACAAACCGATGTCGTATGAGTTAGTACCACTAAACGCATTGTTCATTACAATCAATGGATCGTTTACGTATGTGTTAGTAGATGCTACTGTTAAGTATGTACTCGACCCTTGTACTGTCAAGTTACCAGTAATAGTAACATCACTGGTCATTGTTAGGTTGCTGTTAAATAAACTACCTACGATAGATCCCGGAAGAATCTTGGTGTTAGCAAGGATTGTTGCATCCGTAATCTGATTATTTTTAATTCTGGTTAGGACTGACATTTATGGTTTAGCTCCGCATATTATTATAATTATTAGTTTATACTACTGTAAACTGAATAGTAGCGGCGGTTCCATATTCCCCTGAGCTGGCACAGTTTGTTATATGTATTTAGCTGAGAGAGAAGTTTTTGAGTTTGACGGTATGTTTAGATTACTGTGATTGCTTTTAGATCATCTAACGTTTCTGCTGTGTCGACTAAGTTAGTGATATTACGAAGTCTTTCTTTTTCAGCTACAATAGCAGAAGTATCGGCGCCTGTTTCTAACGCACGTTGAAATGCTATATCTTGTGCAGCTAATAAAGGCACACGCTCTTCACGTAATCGTTCCTTGGTAATTTCTTGAGCTTTGGCAAAGTTTATTGTAATCATGCTGTATACTCCCATGCATCTCTAAATGTTCTATCTGACGGTATGTCTGACTCATCTACAATTTTATATTCAGCTCCGGCGGGCACATCCTTAGCTGCTAATTCTTCAATAGTATGTGTGGCCAAATACTCAGCTGTGGGGATTATCACTGCTACTCCGCCATCATCTTTTTTATATATAATTCTTTTCATTTTTGATTATCCTATAATTATTGCTGTTACATACTGGCTGTCTGCAGCGCCACCTGCATCATGAAAAGTAAATATTGGTTGTGTTGTTGTAGTACTGGCTGTTGCAGAACCACTATTCTCGTTGACCATAAAAGCGGCTTGGCCTCTTCCCGACGGTGATCCACAAGATCCAACACAGGTATAGGTGTCAGTTGGCATAGCAGTTGTTAAATTAATTACATATCTTCCAGTACCATTATCTGTTATAGAGCTAACATTTTGACTCTCTCTTATAGCAACTGCTCCTGTACCATTAAAATTTACAAATGCTCTGATGGCATACGACGGCGCACTACCCGAAGCGGTTGTTAGTTTTGTTGCTGTTGTAGCTGATCCTGCTGTAGTTGCTGATCCGGCAGTAGATGCTGATCCTGCGCTAGTAGCATAGTCAGCAGTTGATGCTGAGCCAGCAGTAGTTGCTGATCCGGCAGATCCACTAATATTTACACCAGTTAATGTCTGACTTGCTGATGTACGATTTAATGCTATTGCTGTGGTGCCGACATATAATGTATCTGTTAAATTTGCTTTACTGGCAATCGCTCCAGCCTGTACTCCGGCATTAGCTGTCCATGCAGTAGTAACTGCGTCAACATAACCTTTCATTGCTGTATTGGCTGTGGTTATACTTGAACTAGTAGTTGATATTTGTCCATCAACATAGCCTTTCATGTTAGTGTTAGCTGTAGTAACTGTTGATCCAAGCGCATAACTAGCGGCTGGTGTGCCGCCAAGGAAGCTGGCATTATTTGCCAGACTAGCAGTTCCTGTAAAATTTGTAGCAGTTACATTACCTGATGTGATATTGCCAGAAACCGTTAGGTTACCCAAGGTACCTACAGTGGTAATGTTACCTTGTATATTATGTAGTACGTCTGGTGTTACCTGTGTTAATGCCATATTAGTTCTCTGTTATAGTGTATTTACTACTTTTGTTGGAGATGACCGATTAATAAATTTATTCATCGTTTTTATCCTCTATTAGTTGTATTATTTCTACGCCATTATCATTAAGTAAGTTAAAATGCTCTGATAGTTTCATAGGTATAACTTCCTACTTAACTACTTGCCGCTGCTTTTGCTTCTTCGGTTATTTTCTTTTCGGCAAGCACGGTATCGTAGTCTAAACCACCTGCAATAATTTGTGCTTTTAGTGCTTCTAATACTAACTTAGCTTTATTTTGTTCCACTCTTTCTGTGCGTACTAATGAACGCAATTTATCACGATATTGATATTGTGCAATTGTTTGAACATCCTCATCACTCATATCCCAAGGTAAATTTTGTGTTTCCATATTAGCATATTGGGCTAAATTGCTTGGCAAAGCATCTTGTGGCAAACCTGTAAGCATAACAGTATAGTTATCCACATTGATTTGGTAATGGTAAACTTCTTTTTCCCTGTGGTATGCATTTGTTACTAATGTATCTAAATGTTCGTCTTGTGTTACTACCATGATTATTTCTCCTAATTAAAATTTATTAAAGTACATTGTTAAAAGCTACACCACCACCATTGTTAGGTGGAGGTGATGCTGGATCAGCATATCTAGTACCGAAGCCAGGAGACCAAGGATAGGATACACTAGCTTGGCCAACGGAGCCCGATGCCGCGCACGAAATAACGGTTCCTGCTCTATTGAATGCAACAGCATTAACTTGGTTTGATGGATTTGAAACAGGGTCAGCATATTTAGTTCCAAAGCCCGCAGACCAAGGATATGCTTGTACAAATGGTGAATTATTAGATCCCACTACAATAGCTGTTCCTGCTGGATTAAATGTAACACCATTACCTTGCCCTGCTGGAAGTGTAGCAGGATTAGCATATCTAGAACCATAACCAGTAGCGTCAGACCAAGGATATGTTGATATAAATGGTGTATAGCTATGAGCAAATGCAATAGCTGTTCCTGCTGGGTTAAATGCAACGGTAAAGGGAGTATCTATTAGAGCTGTAGCAGGATTAGCATATCTAGTACCGAAGCCAGAAGACCAAACATAAACTGCTTGAAATGGTGATATGGCATTAGCCACGGCAAGAACGGTTCCTGCTGGGTTAAATTTACAATTTCGCCCCTGGTTTGCTGGAAGTGTACCAGGATCAGCAAATTTAGTACCAAAGCCCGGAGACCAAGGATATGCTGATATAAATGGTGTTGAGGTATGAGATACTGCAATAACTGTTCCTGCTGGGTTATATGCAGCATTTGTACCGAACCCTGTTGGAAGTGTAGCGGGATTCGCATATTTAGTTCCAAAGCCCGCAGACCAAGGATATGCCGTTACAAATGGGGTTACTCCATGAGATACTGCAAGAGCTGTTCCTGCTGGGTTAAAACTAAGCCCAATCCCTTGTCCTGTTGGAAGTGTACCAGGATTAGCATATCTAGTGCCATAACCAGTAGAAGCAGAAAAAGGATATGCTACTACAAAGGGGGTGGCAGAAGCCGTCACTGCAAGATCAGGAACCGTGCTACTCTTACCCCAAAAGTTAGTAGGCATTATAATTGCACCACTAGCAACACCTGCAAGTGTCCGCACATTAGTGTCATTCAATGATATTTGAGCATTAAAGGCCTGCCCTAATTCCAAGTTGATAGATTGACCTACAATTATATTACCTAAACTAATTGGACCTGATACGTTAAGTGGCATATATTACTTGCCCTTTATTTGTTGCTCTAGCAATTGGACCTGTTGTTGTAGTTCTTTAATTGCTTGGAATGCCAGGGCACACATTTTTTCGTAGTCAACAGCCAAGTAGCCATCTTCTCTAGTGCGCACTGCTTCGGGTAATACCTGCGCAACATCTTGTGCTATAACACCGAAGTCTGCTTTGCGCATAAAGTAGTCATCTAGGCCACCGTGATCGGCAATGTATTCATCAGTCCAATCGAATAGTTTACCACCAATGGCAGTAACTTTATCTAGTGCGTCGGGTATGTCACGCACATTTTCTTTTAAGTGTGAGTCTGAACTGTAGTAAGCAGTAATGTTGTTTGTAGCACGAATTTCACCAGTGGTGCCACTTGCGGCTGTGCCCACACCCAAACTGCCAAACTGCACACTAGATGAAGTAGCCACTGCTTGCCCAATACTAAACGTAACTGCTCCCGTACCAGCACTTACACTAACGCCAGTGCCTGCTACTGCGCTGGTTACGGCTGTTGATAAGTATCCGCTTGGGTTAGTTGCATTGTACGGAGTAAATCCTAATGCAGTAGTGACTTGACTCGATGTAATCGCACCAACTAAATTTGTAGCACTTATATTACCGGCTGTGATATTTCCAGTTACAGACAATGCTCCGAGTGTACCTAATGATGTAATACTTGTTTGTGCTGCAGTAAGAATTGTACCAGTTAAATTAGTAGCCGTTACATTACCAGCTGAAATATTTCCAGTAAATGTTGCGCCGCTTAATGCGGCTTTTTCTGTATCTAATTCTGCTAAGGCATCTTGTACAGTTGTGGCACTAATTGTACCCACTGGACTACTATAGGTAGCATTAGCATAAGCATTGTAATCGGTATAAGCATCAACTTCAGCTAATAATACTGTACCAGAACTTACCCCAGTTGATAAAGTAACAGCCGAACTATTGGTTTCTGTATAAGCACTGTCAAATTGTCTAACACCGTTAATGTATATGCGTAATTGTCCTGCGCCGGGTGTATAGGTACCTAGTCCTGTAAATACTGTTTGTCCAGCCGTTGCTGTTTTGTAAGTGCGACTAGTACTAATTATAGTACCTACAGTACTACTTGCTCCAGATTCAGCGGCCCAATAGTATGTACCTGGTCCTGATGTTTTTAATACATAACCACTGGTTTCACCACTTGGGAATAGATTGTTTAACGCTTCACTTGCGCTAGTACCACCAGTTCCGCCCGACGTAATAGCTAATGCTGTAGTCGATAGTGTTAAACTTGTTGCAGATATTGCGCCGCTAAATGTTGCTCCACTTAGATTGGCTTTAGTACTATCGATACTGTCAACGTAGCCGTTCATGTTGGTGTTGGCTGTTACAATTGCAGCATTTGCACCCGTAACTGAACTACTTACTGTGGTGATTTGATTTGATTGTATTGTGTTCGCCGCATCAACATATCCTTTCATGTTGGTATTAGCTGTAGTGATTGCAGCATTTGCACCCGTAACTGAATTGCTAACCGTAGTAATTTGCCCGTCAACATAGCCTTTCATGTTGGTGTTGGCTGTAGTTATAGCTGTGTTAGTATCAGTAATTAATCCGCTTTGTGTTGCGGCATTACTTGTTAGTGTTGCTAAACTACCAGTAACTGAATCTAATATTGATACGCCATTAGTGTAGTTGAAATTATTAGCTGATATATTACCAGCAATGGCTAATCCTAAACTAGAAAAACTAGCAATATTTGAATTACTAACAGCAACATTAATAGAATTAGCAGTAACAGTAACATTACTATTGCCTGCATACAACAGCGAGGGATTTATATCATTACTTAAATTAATTGGAGTCGCACTACCTGCCGGAGTAAAACTTAAAGCATTATCAACTACTTTAAGTAGAGCACCACCAATATGGATAGTACTGCCACTCATATACAAGTCGCGCCACCACAGTGAATTAGATCCTAAATCATATGTGACATTTGCTGAGGGTAGTAAATTACCAGTGATATTGATATTGCCTGTAGATAATTCTACTTTAGATGTGGGGCCGTATGTTAATGATGATATAGAAACTGCGCCAGCAGCAATACTTCGAATTTCGATAATATCAGTACTTTGCGGAGTTTCTATAAATGTTATCAAAT